TACGCTGGCTCAACTGACCCTAAAAACTCTGGCAATGGTGCGCTGATGCGTATTGCACCTATTGTTCTATGTGCTAAGTCCAGAGAACATTTGGTTCAGCTTGCCACGCAGCAGACGCTGCTTACACACGGCACTGAAATGTGTGTGTTGTATAGCAGAATGTTTGCAGAGGAATTGTATGCGGGTAGCCCACTACAAAACTACACGTCATTTAGACATCCTATTGATATAGATAGGAAAAAGGTTATGTCTGGCGGCTATGTAAAAGAAACATATGAGGCAGCTATGTGGGCATTTCAGACAACAAACAATTTTGAGGATTGCGTAATCGCTGCAGTCAACCGTGGTCACGATAGTGACACGACAGGCGCGGTAGCTGGCATGATAGCTGGCGCACATTATGGTATATATAATATACCTAAAAAATTTACACAAGAACTAATGTGGCACGATAAACTACAACAGTTGGCAATAGACTTATATTATATGGGAAACAAGTAACATGACAACAGTAAACGTATTATCTCAGAATTACTATTCTTCCATTGATTACAAGAACTTACGTGACGACACTAAATCACAATATCAATACTTTTTAGGTGTTATGATGGACACAAATATAGATGATAAAGTATTGGGTAACATAGAGTATCGTCAGGTGTCAAGTAAACGTGCTAAGATTGCGTATGATATTTGGTGTGAAAGAGGAATACCTTTTGCCAATCACATCATGGCTGTTGCTCGTATACTTTTCAATTACGCTGTGCGGATGGAGCATATACACATCAATCCATTCTCTACAGTGCGTAGGAGAGCCGCTGAGAGGCGCAAGACAGTATGGGCTAGGGAACATATACAGTTATTCTTAGACACGGCATACGGCGATTTTAAGACGAGGAACATAGGTTTGATTGCACACATGGCATACGCTTGGTGTCAGAGGATCGGTGACATGCGACTACTATCATGGGATGCCATCGACTTTGACAACGCTCGTGTGTTCATAGAACAATCCAAACGTAAAGCAGAAGTTCATTTGCCTATCGAAGAGGATTTGTTAGATATGTTAGTACAACAAGAGCAGGACTTTGGCTTTCAGCAATATGTCGTGCCTCGCCCCAATCCTATTGCGGGTGAATATAGACCATACACGCTACATAAGCTACCTAAATACGCACGTGAGATTATGGATGCAGCAGGTTTACCCAAAGAACTACGCTTATCTGACTTACGAAGGACAGGTACAACAGAGATGGTAGAGGCTGGTGTCGGTATGGCACAAATTATGTCGGTTACAGGACATGCTAACCCGCAGTCAGTGAAACCATACATGAAAAATACGTATGCTAGTGCAAATAATGCATTGACAGCTAGAAAAATACATGGTAAAAGCATCTAACTGCCGCAAAGGAAAGTGATATTACATGAATAATATATATAACATAGTAAGTGATTTAGGTCTTAGTAATGGTGAGACTAAAAGAATGAACTGTCCTAACTGTAAGGGATACAAAACATTTACAGCTACCAATAACATGGGCAGTCTCGTATGGAATTGCTATAAGGTATCTTGTAGGGTATCAGGTGGCACACGTGTTCATCTATCTGTAGAGGATATAAAGGCTGGCTTTGCTGGTGCAGAAGAATTTGCTATGGGTACATTTGAGTTACCTACGTACATCATACCACATCGTGACAATGTGTACATGAACAGGTGGTGTGATAGGTGGGGATTGGATATAGATGCATTAGGCTTGTTATATGACGTAAAGGAGAGCCGTGTGGTGTTCCCTGTCATGCATGAAGGTAAGATGGTAGATGCAACAGGTAGGTCACTATCTGGTTATCGTTTACCTAAATGGAAAAGATACGGAAAAAGTGGCTTGCCATACACACACGGTTGTGGTAAAGTCGCAGTTGTTGTTGAGGACTGTGTAAGTGCAGCCGTTGTTGGTTACGGTAACTTTGTCGGGGTTGCGCTTCTTGGCACATCATTGCAGGAATCGCATAAAAGGTATCTTGCACAGTTCTCGACAGCCGTAGTAGCGTTAGACCCCGATGCATTACCTAAGACGCTGGCTATGGCAAAAGAATTACGTGGACACGTGAACGATGTTCGTGTACTACGTTTGAAAGATGATATCAAATATCGTGACCCGACAGATATGGAGAATTTAAATGGAATTATCACTGATTAGAAGTTTAATGGATAGGGAGTTTTATGAGGATCATCGCGGTTCTCGCTGCCCTGACAGATTGTTTAGTTCAGATGTACGCAAGATCAAGCAATCAATTGACGCAGCTATGGATAGATACGAGCGTACTGTAACACCAGACGAGATTGAGGCATTGTTCATGGCTAACAATCCTACACTGACTACCGCACAGAAATCATCGTACAGTAGTTTGTTTGGGCAGATTAAACGTGAACAGCCAATGGGCAGTGACGTAGCACAAGAAGTATTATCTAAGCTATTTCAACAGGTTATCGGTGAAGACATTGCTAACTTGGGTTTTGATTACGTGAATGGTGACAAGTCTAGTCTTGAGCCATTGCGTCAGATGCTTGAGCAATACGGTGATGACTTCACACCTAACTTGAGTATTGAGTGGGATGACATTGACATCGAAACGCTGCTTGCGCGTAATGACCTTGAGGCACGATGGACATTCAATATACCTACGTTGGTTCGTAAGGTTGAGGGTGTAAACGCGGGTCACTTGATTGAGATTGGTGCGCGGCCTAACACTGGCAAGACATCCTTTCACGCCAGCTTGATTGCCTCACCGGGTGGGTTTGCACATCAGGGTGCTAACTGTATTATCTTATGTAACGAGGAAGGTTATCACCGTGTAGGTGCAAGATACCTGACTGCTGCCACAGGCATGACTATGCAAGAGGTAAAGGCTAACCCTAGCAAGGCACGTGACTTGTATGCGCCTGTGAAGGAACGTATCAAGATCAAGGATGCTACAGGACGTGACATGAATTGGGTTGAGAGCGTGTGCAAGGCATACAAGCCTGACATAGTTCTCTTGGATATGGGAGATAAGTTTGCCAAGACAGGTGGGTTTGCTCGTGCAGATGAAGCCCTCAAAGCTAATGCAGTTCATGCACGTATGATTGCCAAGCAGCATGAGTGTGCAGTATTCTATATGTCGCAGCTATCCGCAGAGGCAGAAGGCAAGGTTATCCTTAACCAGTCTATGATGGAAGGCTCACGTACAGGTAAGGCTGCTGAAGCTGACTTGATGATATTGATTGCGAAGAACCCGCCAGTACAAGGACAGGATGAAGAAGATATTGAACGCCATCTTAACGTGGTAAAAAATAAGTTGACAGGATGGCATGGTACTGTACACTGTGAATTAGAATATCAGACAGCGAGGTATACAGCATGAAGCTAACATTGGACGTAGAGAATACAGTGACGCATCGTGACGGTAAGATGCACCTAGACCCATTTGAGCCTACTAACTCATTGACTATGGTGGGTGTACTGACTGACCAAGGTGTTGAGCAGCACTTCCCTTTTGACCATGCTGATGTACCTAGTCAAGCTGACTACCATGAGCGTGTGCAGTGGTATCTTGACCAAGCTACTGTACTGATCTGTCACAACGTGGCATATGATTTGCTATGGCTATGGGAGTCAGGCTTTAAGTATGATGGTGCAGTTTTTGATACTATGCTTGCTGAGTATGTATTGCAGCGCGGTGTTAAAGAACCACTATCTCTACAGGCTTGTGCAGAACGCTACGAGTGTGACACAAAGAAACAGGATACCTTGAAGGAGTATTTCAAGAAGGGCTACAGTACACGAGACATACCATACAACGAGTTGTGTGAGTATCTATCTGCTGACCTTCATGCTACGCAGCAGCTTGCTGACAAGTTGTGGTATCGTCTTAATACAGAGAAAGATGCAGGTTTACTATCTACTGTCCGATTGACCAATCGTGTAGCTAAATGCCTGACTAAGATATATCAGCGTGGCTTTGCAGTTGATCTGTCTAAGCTAGAGGAAGTGCGCGAAGAGTTTGAGCAAGAGAAACAACAGCTTACTACCGACTTACAGGCTCATGTACGTAAGGTAATGGGCGATACACCTATCAATCT